ATATTTATAGAAGTATCCCCACCAGTAGAAATCGTAACCTTACCTAGAATAGCTGTAGCCTCGTAACCAAGGTCAATTAACCGTTGACCAATGTCTATCCAGTATTGACCAGTCCATACTTGCAGTACTCCAACACTAGTATTCCATATAAGACTACCAATGTTAAACTTTACTGTATCTCTAGTAACTTGGTTCATTTGCCTTGTATTATCAGGGTCAAACGTACCTAAATTAAGTTCTAATACTCTTACTAATCTATTGTATGTATCAGAAGTAACCTCCTCACCCATAGCTTGAGGAAGCCTAGTAGCTAATAATTTGCTCATCTTCTACCGTCGCCTCTTATCTCTATTCTAGTAGCACCTAACCTCCAACCAGTATCGTCGTTACTTCCGTTTGAATTATTATCTTCAGACTCTAAGCGTATAACTGCTTGTCTGGCTCTACCTCTTATGTGAGATTGTTTAGTATTACTAGCTATAGCGTTAGTACTATTAGTACTTAAACTGTCGCCTGGAAAATCTCTAGTCTTTAAAACTAGATTAACTTTGCCATCACTAGTGTTATTTAAAAATTTGATATCAGGTATAATTTTACTAAAGAATGCATATTGTTCACCGTCACCTATATCAAAATCACTGCTTTCTATAAATACGTTGGTCATAGGGCTACCGTCATCATTGTAACCAAACTCATGTTCGTATAGATAGTTTTCACTTACCGCTCTAGGATAATCAACTGTGCCTTCATCTAGCCACGCGGTTCTACTTAACTCACCGTAAGTCCAAACGTTATCATTATAATCATAAACAACGTATCTGTCTATTTCAGTAGAACTAGCTGACGGATAAAACCAACCTACTTCATCATGTGCATTATTAGTAAATGCATTTATCTTATATGCTTGACCACCGTTAATATCATCAAACACATAACTTAATACGCTACAAGGTACTTTTGATACACTACCGTTATAAACGTAAAAATTATCATAACCCATCCAGTATACTCCGCTAGGTGAAGTCACAGCTCCGTTAGGGCTTATAAGACCTGTGTTATTATTAATTAAATTTAAACCAAAAGTAAAAGGAGGTCCAATAAAAGAAACACTATAGAGTGCGGTATCTGTCCATACTAAAGTTTCTTGTCTAGCTTTAACTGAACCTACTATTAAACTACCTTCAGATAATCTTAAATCACCAGCTGTATTAGTTTCTAGAGGTTCGAATTGTAGCGGGTTTTCTTGGTCACTAAAAGCTATAAGCATAGGGTCAAGTACCCCAGTTCTAGCGTTACCTTCTATAGGGTCAGCACCTAAAACTATAACATGTCTATCAGTTTCCGAAACAGTAACTCCTAAACAAACAGTAGGTACAAAACTAGCTCCGCTAATACCTGTTAAAGCTACGGCTCTAGTATTAACTCCGTTAGTTTTATCCCAGTAAAAAATTTGACCATTACGTACAGCTATGATTAAATCTTCGCCAAAATGATCATGAGACCAATTACGTAACTGGTTGGTTTGAGATAAAGCAGTAACTGAACCCCATGTACCTGTGTTCCACTGCCCAGCCCCGTAACCTGTTGATTGTACATATACATCTAAACCTACGTTAATTTGGTAAGCCCCGTCTACTCCGCTACCTCCGTTTCCGCTATCACTACTATTAGCTGTTACGGTAGTACCGCTAGTATTTTTAGCTGTTAAAGTGTAGGTATTAGTAGTAGGAACAGAATCAATTTGATATTCTTGATTAAGTACCGCAGCAGTAATTAACCCGCCTAAACTGACTGCTCCGCTTATAGTAACAAAATCACCTGATACTGCCCCGTGGCTAGAATCGGTTGCGGTTATAGTACTACTGCCGTTAGTAGCAGCAAAAGTAATACCATTAGTTGTGGTAGATCTAATTGGGGTAACATCGTTAAAAGTATCTCCTTCTAATATATAGTATTTTAAATGAGTGCCTAAACCTAAGAATTTACTACCGCTTAAAGCTACCCATGAGTGTAAAGCACGACAAGTACCTAAAAAAGTATTAATAGAATCTTTACGCCAACCTCCTACTTTTTCTGGTCTGCCTGCGTTAAATCTTACTAAGTTAGAATCAAACCATCCGCCTTCATTATCATACGCTGTGCCTTCACGCATAATTCCTGGTTTGAATATAAACTTACTTAACGGCATATTAAACCTCGTGCCACTCCTTACCTTCAAATAATAAAGCTTCTGCTTCTCTTCGTCTAATTAACCCATCAAGAGTTTTTCCGTTTGCTTTGTTCCATCTTTTCATTTGTTCTGGTACGCCTTCAAAATTACCTAAGTTTAATACTTTAAGCATAGTAGAAGCTTTTAGGTTAGTTGGACCAAGATTAAAAACCCAAGACACCAATGAGTCAAATTGATTTTGTTTAAGGTCAACCGTTACGTTATCGGTTATATAACCTTCATATTCATCCATCTCATGCAGCAGTAATTTATCCGCTTCTTCTTGAGATATATTATCACCTTCTTTTACACCTTTAGTTGAACCATAACCAATAGTCCAAACACCAGCAGCACAAACGTAAGCTTCTAACTCACAGCCTTCAAACTTTTTAATTAATCCTAATCCTTCTTGTGAAATATTCATATTCTTAGTCCTCTGTATTTGTAGTAACTGTCCTATAATAGACAACAACTTCTTTAAGTTCATTTATATACCTCTTTAATTCTTGCATATTATACGCCATTAACTCGTAGTCTGACACAGACATAGCTAAAAATACTACCTGTCCTTGGTCTTTTTCTACTCTAGTTAAAAACTCATCTAAGTTTTTATCACTAACTACATACCAATACGGATCTTTTAAATCAATCTCTCTAGGTAGTATAGGCTGAACTATAGTTCTTTGTATAGGTTTAGCTATAACTTCTATCTGTTTACTTGGTATCAGGCTGCAACTGCAAGCCATTATCAAGACTGTCGATGCTACGACTATCTTCTTCAATGCTATCAAATACATCTTTAGTTCCTTTATTTACTCTTGGTTCTATTAAACCTGGTTTTGCTGCTGCTAATTTAGTTAGGTTGTGTCGTTTAAACATATCTAAATAACGGTTCATTTCTGATTCTATCTCTTGGTTTTTAGCCTGTATAGATAACAAACCTTTAGTTTGCAGTGCGAAATCATTTTGTAATGATTCTATCGTAAGTTTTTGTTCTTGACTTCTTAATTCAAACGCTTGATTAAGAGCAGAAAGTTTAGAGTTTTGATTCCATAAAACAAAAGTTGATAACCCTAACACTAATATAATTCCTATAAATATTTTACTCATACGTATAAATTTCCAATGCCTTTGCTTTACCCTTAACTTTAATGGGTTCTAACAATTTTAACTTAAATTTAGACTTTTGTTTAGTATTTTGACCTATAATTAAATCTTCACCTACTTCTTTAGTAGAACTCTCTAGTCTAGCAGCAGTGTTTACTGCGTCACCTATAGCCGTATAATCAAACCTAGAATCACTACCCATATTGCCTATAACAGCTTCACCAGAGTTTATCCCTATACCTATAGCTATACTAGGTAGTCCTTCTTTTATCAGTTCTTTATTAAGTTCTATCATATTTTTCTGTATATCTAAAGCACACTCAATAGCTTTATCTTCATGTTTATCTAAGTTTATAGGTGCATTAAAGATAGCCATCATAGCGTCACCAATATATTTATCTACCATACCTTCATGTTTTTGTACGGCTGACTGCTGAGCAGTAAGTGCTTTATTCATTATGTACGTAACTTGTTCAGGTTCTACGCTTTCACTTAATGAAGTAAACCCCCTGACGTCGGTAAATAAAAACGTAGCGTATCTTTTTTCACCTCCTAGTTTTAATAGTTCAGGGTTTTTCTGTAACCGTTTTACCTGACGAGGGTCTAAGTAATGTTCAAACTGTTTTTTAATTTGTAGTCGTAGTTTAAACTGCTGCCTAAACCTAAGATAAAAAGCAACTGAACCAGTTATAAACTCAGATATCAAAGTCCATGTAACATCTATTAAGATACCTTTATTGATAAAGTAGTAACTTATACTACCTGTAATAAATATAACTAAAGTAGCTAGGAATAAACCAAGACTTATACCCATAAGTTGTAATATAAACCAGACTAATAATACACCAACAGTAAATATTAAGAGTTCTAACGCTAATGACCAATCAGGGATATAAGGGCTGTTTTGTATAAGTATAGATTCAGCTAAAGCAGATTGAATTTTATGAGGCTCTAATAAACCTACTGGTGTAGCTATCTGTGGCATAACCCCGTTAGCAGTAACCCCAACAAATACAAACTTACCCTCTACATTCATTTCTTGTAAATTTGTTTCTGGAGTTTTTACCCAACTAATCCACTTTCTGCCAAGACTATCTGTTTTAACAGGAGGTATACCGCGTATAGCTATTTCTTGTATTCCGTTAGCGTTAGTAGTAATTATATAAGTACGTACATCAAACAAAGCTTTATATATTTGAGTACCGAAAGAAGCCAACCAGCCTTCAGGAGTTTTTAATAACAGGGGTATCCTTCTTACTAACTGGTCTGCTTCAACTGGTGCTATAGCCATACCCTGTAACACTTCTTTATACACACTATAGTTTTCTTTAACTCCGCTAATTGTTAAACCACCCGTTTCCTGTCCACGTATAACTGTGCCTGTAGTTTTAGGATAACTATTATTAGGTGTTTCAAACATAGCTACTACTGAAGGAGCATATTGTAGAGTCTGAGCAAAGATTTTATCTCCACCCATTCTATCTGGTTGTGGAAAAGATATAACCCAGCCTACCCCTATAGCTCCTTTATTAATAAGTTCAACTTGAATATCAGCTAGTCTTCTTCTCGGTAAAGGATAGCCACCTTCATTTTCTACGTCTTGTTCTGTGATGTTTAATATAACAAAATTACCACTAGGTTTTTGTTCTTGTATTAGTTTATCAAAAGTTTTTAGTTTTAAAATTTCGGTAGGTGTGCTTTGAAAAACTAAAGGTAGTACTAATAATATCAGTAAAGGGAGTATTAAT